TTTCTAATGAAAAATCTTTTTTGCCATAGGTAATTCTACTTACTTTTATATCTTCATAATCATTATCATATTTTATTGGAGATTTTAATAATGTTGGTCCGCTTAATTGAGGATTTGAAAAATCGCTATTTTTACTAAAATATTCATCCATAGTCAATTGATGTTGTGATTCTTGAGTAAATGTTATACCTTGAATTCTTAGATAGTTACCAGTTGTTTCATCAAGACTTAGAGCAGTATCTGTTGCATTAAATATTAAAAATTCTGCTCCATAAGATCATGCTCTAAATCCAGATACTGTATACCCCTTAATCTTATTAAATGTTGGAGACAGTTTTGCATATAATGCTGGATAGGCTTTGTCATAACGAATATTAAAGTATGCTGCTTCTCTCATAATGGTACCAAATTCTTCAAAGTACATATTATATTGTGGTGGCTGAGAAGGATTAATACCAGATAAATAGGTTGATTGAACAATACCACTCATTGCATATTTTCTGAATGATTCATTTGCATCTATCTCAGAATCATTAATCGCTGACATAACTGGTGTATCAAGAGCAAAGGTTGTATTTTGACTATAGTTATTTGTTAATGCGTAGATATTTTCAAACATACATCTTGCAGATCCTCTTACAAACATAGCCATATTGTTATATACTGGCAAAGGAGAAGTGTCGTCAACAGTTGCAACAAGTTTGTTGTTTATATATAAGTAGAACCTTCTACTGTTTCCAATATTTCTATACTCAACTGCTAAATCATATACCGTTGGATTTTGCTCGCCAACCATTCTGTATTGACCAGTAAACTTTCCATCGTCAACTGTTATGCTTGCAAGACCACCCCAAAGTTTAACTGGTATAGCATCGGATGTGGCAGAGTCACGCTTTATCTTATAAAAGATTACATTGTGAAGATTTTCAGCAGATTTATTATAACTACTGATGTTATTTTCTGTTAGTGCTAAAATTTCAAAATAGTATCCAACATTTGTTGTTGGATTTAGCATAACGGCTAATCCGCCAGAACCAGCACTAATATTAATATTTTGATCTGGAGAATTACCAGTTACCACAAAGTATGTATCACTACCAATTGGAGTCTGACCACGGTTCTGGTTATTTTCAATTTTACCAACAATTCTCATTCTTGTACCAAAATGTTTAAATGAGTCTGTCAATGGTTTATGTACATACGAAATAAAGTCAATGCCCTTTTGAGTAGTTGTAAAAGATGGACCATTTAAAATAAATGCAGACGACTGGATTGTTCCAGTTTGGGTTGTTTTAAGTTTATTAAAATCTTTTTCTGTGCCATAATATTGAGACAAGAAATTTTTCATAATTCCTGATCTAGTGGATTGAGTTGCCAAATCATTGCTAACTCCTGCTGCAAGATTGTCTAATGTTAAAAGTGCAATCTTTGCATCTGCTTCAGTTTTACTTGCAAGACTAAACAAATAATCAGACTTCATTGAGCAGCCACGAACATTTGCATTATCGGACCAGTATGAATTTAAGCCAGCATTGTGCTTTAGAACACTTGTGCCAAACTGACCTCTACCATGCTTTGCTACTTCTCCATTTTTTAATTTAGTGATTCCATTTATAGTTTGATAATTTGGATATGAATAAATTCTCACCAATCCTGTTGGATAGATCTTTCCATTATGACTTAGTTTGGAAAAATAGTTTTGATAATCAGTTACACTTGTAATCCATACATTGCCAATACCGCTGACACTATACTGAACTGCATCATATTTTATGATTTCTCCATTTGCATAAAAATATCCATTGTATCTTGAAAGCCAATAAATGCCCTCTCCTAAATCCATTGTATTATTAATCATTATATTATTAGAAACGCTTGGAACTGTATCGGATAAATCAGAGTTAAGAGGTATAGCACCCAAAACATAACTAGACTGCTTATTTGCTTGATCATTGATAGACTTTGTGTTATCGTCCCCAGCAACTTCCCATAATAATACTGGTTTGTATATCCATGTTTTTTCCTGATCAATAATGCTTGCTTGCCTAATTGATCCATATGTCTTTTGAATGTATCTTGTTTTATAGTTAATGCTTCCATCATTAAAAATTTCATTATTTTGAGAGTTTATAGAAATTATGTTTGCAAGTTTCTCATTGGTAGTTTTGTTATTAATTGCACCTTCTTCAAAAAAATCTTTGGTACCATAAAATTCAAAATCAGTTTCTCTTTCTGACTCTTTTGGAAGAATGTAATTTTTGCTCATCATTACAAAATTATTATATTCATCAAAGAACATTGCTGTCTGTGTTGATATCGCTAATTTATTTAATAGTTCAGCAACGCTAGTATCTGGTGGAATAAAGAAATATGGAATAATCTGATCAACTTCACCATCTACTCTTTTAAATGAATAGTTGGTAAAACCAATTGAATCTAAAAGTGTTGAGACTGCATAACTAAGAGACACATTTGTAACTAGCAGTTGTGGGGCATTGATTGATTCTAGGTAAAAGAATAGATCTCTTAATTTTAAAGAAACTTGTCTTGTTTCATTGTTTGACTCTGGAAAACCTTCTGTATACATTGTCTTAATTGGAACAAAATAATCATACCCATTTACATTCATAATTATTTCATAAAACTTAACTTGTATATTTTTAGTTATATAGTTTTTAATAATGCTGTTTTCATTATTTGGATTAAATGCTTGATCGTAGTCAAATAGTTTTAGGGTTCCATTTGATGCAAGCAATTGACCAACTGGAAGGCCAGAAGATCCTAAATCAGATGCTGTTTTTGTTATTGAAAAATCAACTGTCTTTCCTGATAAATCTACAACTAACCTTGGTGACAGTTCAATTAGATCAAAAGTTGAGTCAGCCCTTGTCATTGTATCAACAACAATTCTTAAGCCATTGATATAATCAAACTCTCTATACATTGGCAAACCATCAGATGCATTTGAGTACTGAATTGGAGATGTTGTATCTGTAACAAAGTTAGTTAATCTATCTACTGTTTCTTCACTTACATACCAGCCATATGTTGGAACAAAGGTCTCATACTTATCTGATACCCAAATATAATACGTGCCTAAAGAGTCTTCATTTTCTTTAACTAAATATGCATAACCATTTATTGATGTTTCTGGTAAAGTTGATGTTGTAGCATGTTCTTCTGCTCTAATAAAGGTATCTTGATATTTATCTGGAACGATTAATCCATATGCTAGTTCTACGTATCCATCTGAACCAATTATTGGTGTACCGTTTTTTCTTTTTGTGCTTGCATCAAATTTCTTTATATCAACCCAGTTATTATTTTTAAGTGCTTGAATCTTCCATTTAACTGGTGTTTTTTTATTTGCATCACCATAGAATGGGTCTGAGAATGATTTAGAAGATGTTGAAAATGGCCCAAGATCAACAGAGCCAATATGTGTTTGTATTTTTACTACAACTCTATTTACTGGAATTTTATTTTTATAAACAACAAATGGTGCTGTATCCTCAATGAAGTATTGGCCATTTAAGGTTTTATTTGCAACACCGTACTCAGAACCATTTTCAGTTCTATAAGATGTCCAATATTTAAAATAATCGCCTTTATCTGGCATATAATATCTTGGTCTTTTTGCCATATCTGAATTAGCATTATGAATATATGAGTTTGCAAAATATGAAGCCTTGTTAACGCCTGATCTTGGTCTAAACTTATAAAAACAGTTTTCTAGTGAATAGAGAAGTTTAATATATTCTTTTCTAGAAGTTAGTAATGTTGGCTGATTGATATCGTCCATTCCACCATCAATTGTTACATCAGCATCTGTTGCTCCATAATAAAACGGGACCTGTGTATTTTTGTCTTCTCCATCATTAAAACTAGAAATAATATTTTTATATACAGAACTATCTTGTGTTGGTCTATATCTATAATTGCCAATCTTTTGAATATTTTCTGGTATGTTCATATTCCACTCAGCAATTACAGCAGAGTTGGTTCTAATAACTGAAGATGTTTGAAGATGATTTTTTAATTCATCATTTTGAAACATTCTATGCCTCTTCCAGGGTTACTGAGATATTCCAAAAATCATGATTACTTCCGCCACGCTTTTGTACGCTATAAGAAAAATCACTAAAAAACATTTCAACTAATTGATTATATTGTCCAAGATGTCCATAGCCTGTATCATCTTTTCCAAAATTTGAATATTTATCATATGCTAGATATACCCAAAAAGATCCCTGATGGTTTTCATACCAATCAAGTAGTTCAACTCCACCAGCACCACCATCAGAAGTATACTCCAAAGAGTTCTTTTCTTTTACTAATGGCTTTCCAGTAGATGAATTAAACTCTGGAGCAAGTGCAAAAGATCTAGAAGGAAGCATAGACCAACTAGTAGAAATTGTTAACTTATCTGCAATATGATAAGAACGCATTCTGCCATTGATCATTCTTTCACGCTTTTCAATTCTAGTTGGTTTAAAATCAATTGGCTGCCTATTATCATCTGAAAGAATTAAAAATTGATTAAATGTAGATTCGTCTGTTTCTGATCCAGTTGTTGATCCAACCTCATAACCATTTGGCACATAAATACCATTAACTAATGTGCCAGAGTTTTCTGACCATAGCATTGCTTGTGGTCTTTGATATTTTTTTCTACCAGACATATAGGCAGCAGCATTTGGGTTAGTAGCCATTATAGTTTATTACCTCTTAATCTCATAGAATCTACCTGTTTAATCTTAGTCATTACTGTATTTGCAATATCATTTGCATTAGCATCAGACTTAACATTTACTGTCAACTCATAATTATACACTGATCCAAGTTGTTGTGAACCGTTATTTATAGCCTTCATGGTTCCAGTGCCATAATTATCAACAGCATACTTGCTCATAACAAATTCTCCTGGTGTTAGCATTGCTGGGACTGTATCAGTTCCTCTTGCATACCCGCCAACAGCAAAATATTTAGGAACTAGTCCTCCAGTAGCAAAACCACCTTTTCTTCCACCAACAAACATTGCAGCATCTGCAAGTGCTAAACTTGCATTCCAAGGACCAGAAGTTGCTATTTTGTCTGCTGCTGCGTTTTGTTCTGCTGTTTTTCCTTTTTCTCCATCTGAACCCAAAGAATTATAAAAACCAAGAGAAGAACCACCTGCAGCATCTCTTCCATCTTTTCCTTGAAGGGCTTTGTCCATTGCTGCTATAGCATCTGCTTTAGCCTTTGCTTCTGCATCTGCTTTTTCTTTAGCAATTTCTGCATCTGTTTTAGGAACTGAGGATGTAAAACTTTTTTGTTGTGCTGTAACACCTGATGGAACTCCTGCAGCATATTGCTGAATCTTTGACAATATTGAAGCCCACATATTATTAATTGCTGTTGCAGATGCTAACAATGCACCAAATGCTGTATCTAAATTCTTTGATGCAAGTGCAGATGCATCAATCTTTGCAAATGTTAAATCCCATTCTCCACGAGTTTGTCCCATTACCTTTAATGAAGCAACCTGCTTATCTATTTGATTTTGCAGAACAGTATTTTGATATGTCAGTGCATCTATGTTTGTTTGAATTGGACGAATCTTTGTATTTTCAATATTATAAATTTCATCTTCTTTTGTTTTAATTTTAGCAAGTTCTGCATTTTGAAGTTGTTGCAAGTTATAAATTTCATCTTGCTTTGCCTTAATGTCTGCAACAATTTTAAGTCTTGCTGGATTATTTTCCATTGCATAAAGTTTTTGAGAATTTTGATATTGTTGTTCCTGAATTTGTGCCTCAGTTAATCCAGACTGTGGACCCTTTAGTCTTCCTAAAGCATTTTGTCTTGATTGTTCAAGGGCATCCATTTGCGATGTAGCATATTGATCAGCATTTGCCTGTCTCATTTCTTGTGCTGCTTGTGCTGCTGCAGCAATATCACCCTGAGTCAATGCATCAGCAAGACCAAGTTGTCTTCCTTGTTGAGCAATTATTTGGTCATTGGCAGCCTTAACTTCATTGAGGCTTTTAACTTGTTCGTCATAAGACTTGTTAACAGCATCTGCTTGATGAGAGATAACAGCAAGATCATTTCCATAAATTGTATTTTGATCTTGAATTGCCTGCATTGCACGGTTGCCAAATATTGGACTCATTTCAAGTTGTCTGTCTAATGATTCTACTTGAGTATTAAGGGCCTCTATTGGTCTTGTATATGCAATCTCAATGCTTCTTTGTGCATCTGCTATTGATTGATTAATATCAGCAATTTGTTTTTGGAATGGAAGAAGTTGTGCTTGATAGTCTGCAATTTTTTGGTTATTTGAATCTAGTTGTTGCCCAAGTGGTCCATTCTTAATCAATGCTTCTTGTACAGAAAACATTTCATTTACTAGTTGTCTTCCTTCTTCTGCAGCCCCTGCAAAATCTCCCATTGCAAGTTTTACACGAATGTCAATTGATTTTTTTTCTGCAATTGAGTCAATGTAATCTTTTATTTCTCCTGCTTCAATCTTTCCATCTTTAAGATCTTCAATTAAGTACTTTGCAATATCAGGATCTGACAACGCTTCGCTAATTTGATCTGCACTGTATCCTGCTTCCTTCATAGATTTTGCTAGTATTGGAGCATTCTTTGAAATAGCAAAGTCTGAGTTTGCTTGTCTTGCTTTTGTCAGTGCATTCAGTCTAGATGTGGCATCGGCTGCTGCCTGAGTATCTGCAATAAATTTTTTCATTTCTGCAGAACCCTTTTTACCAACCGCACCTGTTGCAATTCCTGCTGCTACTGCAGAATCTTCTACAACCTTAAGAGCATCTGAAGTACTCATACCAGAAGCAATTAAAAGTTTAAATGCTTTATCTTGATTGTTTGTTGTTTCAATAATTTCTTTTTGTGCAATATTAAATTCACCAATTACGGCTTCACGGTATGTTTGCATTACCGCTTGGCCTTCTTTAGTTAATCCAGTTATATTTGCTTTTGTTTTTTCTTTACCCTTTTCATAGGTAAACATATTTTTACCCTTTGGTAATGAGGCAAACTTTTTAAAATCATCTGCATTCATTCCAGAAATCATATCTCTAAATTCTTTTGGAACACCAAGTTTAATCATTCTCTGTTGCAAACCATCAAACAATGTAAACATCTTTGAAACATCTTTTTGGGCTTCTTTTCCACTAAATGCTGCAATCATAGATTTGAGTGGGGTTGTTGCATCAAAGGCTCCGTCACGAACATTTTTAATTCTCATTGCAAGTGAATCAAGGAAGTCTAGTGGATTGGCTCCTGTTGAACCACCTTGGCTTCCTCCATTACCTTGTTTTGGAGGAGTCATAGTTGCAGAATATTGTGGCTGAGTCCCCTGGAATGCTAAATTTTGTCTTGCTGTTGTTTCATCAACACCAGGGTGCTTTGCCATATATGTTGTAACTCTTTGTGGATCTACAACTGTATATTCTGATATGTATGTTTGAATTGCAGTTTTTTGAACTACATCTGGTAATGAGTCAAAGTATTCCCAATTTGCAATAACTCCAGCCATGCCTTCTTTATAGTTGGTATCATTGCCAACAGTTTCTTGCTTAATAATTAAATCTTTAGTTATAGGATCTGGCAAATCTTCAACACGATTTAATAAACCAGTAAGCCTTTGTAATTTTTTAAGTGCTTTATCTGAGTCTTTACCAAGCCATAAATTGACATTAAAGTCTTTATCATCTATTGTTGAAAGTTGTGTTAATGTTGAATTCATATCATCAAACTCTTTACCCTTAAGAGCATTGATCTTAATTGTAAGATTTTTGTTAATATCTTTATCTTCTACTATTCCAAGGTTCTTAACCAATATCATGAACTTGTCTGCACCATGTGCATTTATTCCAATGTTTAGTTGTCTATTTAATTCTTTTTCATCCCCTGCAAATGTATCAAGAAGTGAGGTTGCTGTAAGCGGATCCATCTGACCAGAACCAACTATTGCATTTATCTTTACCTCAAGTTGTTTGCTCTTTAAGTCTGCAGTTTTTCCTAATAAAGAATCAACAAATCCCTCTTGTGCTGTACCTTTATATTTTGCTCTTACAGATTGCTTTTGTGCATCAAAGAATGCATCTTCTACTGCTTTTCTTTGTTGTGCTATTTTAAACAACTTTAACTGATCTGCAATAGAATCTCTAACCTTTGAATTTAATTTTCTTGAACCAGATTCTTGTTCTTTTTGCAAACTTGTTATTTGTGCCTCTATTGATGCTTGCTTTGCTTTATCTTGTGTTAATAATTTTTGTGCTTGCAGTTCTTTAATCTTCTTTTCCATTGTAATATTATATGAATCAACCTGAGCCTGAGCAGACTGTATATTGTTGATTCCAGATGCTGCACCATAAGCAGCCATTTTTTCCTGATCAGTTTGTCTAAATAGTTCCCCATAACTAAAGTTTCTTCCATTACCAGTTCCACCAATTAAGCCAGCCCCCTTGCTTGTATCACCAAGGAAAGAGTTATTATAATTGCTAATTCCCTGTTCCAGTTGCTTCTGCATTGACTCAGCAATATTAGTATCTTCTTGAATTAATTTCACTCTAACTTCTAGAGGATTTAATAATATATTTTCTCCATTTGGACCGATTAAAGTGTTTAACTTTGCATTAATCTTAGACTCAATAGTCATGTCACCAAACTTAATTGCAAGTTGTCTTGCAACATCTGCTGCCTCAACACCACTCATTACTCCGTCTGAAACATATTTTGCAAGTTCTAGTGCTGCCTTTTCATTAGCAGATTTTTGATCTGTTTTTAAGTTTTGTGTATAGCCCTTTGAAAAATCTTTGCCAACATCTGCACTTAAAAATGTAGTACCAAACTGTTGTCCTTTTCGATCATAGTTTGTTGTAAATTTATTTGATGTTGCTTCTTGTCTTCTGCGTGACATAATTTCTGAAGCACCAACTTTTCCAGTAAGTTCTCCAACAGATTTCATTTTTGCACTTGTTGCTTGAGTTAAGTTAGCAAGTTCTACCTGCTTCTTTGCAGCCTGCTCTGCATTCTTATTAAGCATATATAAACTACCAGCAACTGCAACGGCTGCAACTCCAAGTCCTTGAGGACCACTAAGACCAGCAAGCATTGGTGCAAAAGAAGCAACCATTGAACCAGTTCCTAAAGCACCAGTAATTCTTGCATCAGCACCCATCATTCCAGATATCATTGCAGCAGTTCCCAATGCTCCAGCAGCCTTTCCAGAATATTGTCCAACTGCTTCTTTACGCATTCCTCTTGCTTTTTTAACTTCTAATTTTCTTTGTGCTTTAAGATTTGAATCATTGACTTTTTGTTGCTCTGGTGTAAGTGGACCAATAAATCCTATATCTCCAGCAACAAGGTCTGACTGAGATGTTCCTGGATAGTTTCCTGCTGCTGCTGCTGCCTGTGCATTTCTTACTGCCTCTTCTTTTGCAATAATTTCCTGTTGTCTTAAATCATTTAATTTTTGTTCTTGTGCAGCAGATTCAGCAACATTTACACTTGTAGTTTTTGTTTGTTGTGCAATTGCATCATTTAATTTTGTAGTAGTTATTAGATTTCCAGTTAGTTTTCTATAGTGTCTGTCTATAGACTTTTGTCTTTGACGCATTGCTGGATCTGCTTTTAAAACTTTATATTTTTCAAGGTTTGCAGTATCAACATTTGATGCAGCATTAGCAAGTCTATCTGATTGAGAGGCAACGCCTGCTTCTCTAGACTTCATTCCCTCAATAAGTCCATCACCAATATCTTGTCCTAGTTTTCTGGTTCTCTTTGAAGGTGAAGCAGTTTGTGCTATTTGTTCTGCCTTAGTTAAACTTTTTTCAACACTTGCTGGAAGAGCATCAATAGTTCCAAGAACCTCTGATGCAGTTCTTGCTTCGACATTTCCATATTTTGCATTACTTGCTTTTGGACCAAGAGTTCCAGCATCTGCTGCAGCCAAGCGTTTATTAATTGGATTAAGATCTTCTTGTTTAATAGATGTTCTTAATGCAGTAATAGTTGTTTTTGCTGTTTCAATTACAGCCTTAAAGTCAGGAATAAGTGAGTCTATATCTTTTCTAACTTCTGATTCTAATTTTAAGAATACATCATCTGTAAAAGGCTCTGGAATTTTTTTCCCTGCATTTTCTTTATTCCATGCTTGTATCTTTGCAAGTAGTGCTTTATCATAAATTTCTGCTTGTCCATGTATCTTATCAAAATCTGCACCAACAAGTTCTGTCATAGTTTTCCATTTTTCAGCACCTGTCTTTGCAAACTCTTCTTCAAACGCAGAACCTACAGTTTTGCCATTTTTCTTTTCAAAATTCTTTTGATTTGGACTTGCCATTCCTCTGTTGACAGACTGCTTCATATCAAATCCAAATGCATCTGCAACTCTTACATCTGGTGCTTGTCTTCCAGTTTCTGCATAATAGGCTTTAACAATATCCATCTGCTTTTGGATCTTTGGAGAAACTTTTAAACCACTTGCTGTTCCAATATCAACTTTATGTGTATCTCCTACGTGTGCAAAAGATCCACCCTGTGCCTCATCAAATTTCTTAAACCATCTACCCATGATGCTTGATCCACCATTGGCTCCTGGAGCCTTTCCTATTTCATTTAATCCTTCTTGTGTAAGTTTTCCAGTTTTTGCCTTAACTTCTGCAAGTAGTTCTTCAAAGTTTTTAAGGACTGCAGCACGAATTTCTTCCATTGTTTTTTCTGTGCCCATACCAGTAAGTTCTGCATAACGCTTTAGATTTGCTTCATTGAGTTTTGCAATTCTGTCATATTCTTTTTGTAAAAATCCTGGTAAATCTCTAGAAGATGAGACCTCCTGTGCTTGTGATGTTGAACCATTGTCAAGACCAGATCTTCCCATAATAAGATTATGAACTCCACGATAACTTGCACCGCTTCTTGAATTATCTGCAGTGCCAGCCATGTACTTTCTAACACTTCCATTTTGTAATGCAGCAACAGTTTCTGGGTTATCCTTAACTGTTTGCTTTGTTAATACAACCTCGCCAGGAGTTAAAACTGCAGGAACAGTATCTTTGTTTCCAGTTCCTGGAACAACTCCACCTGCTGCAAACTTAAGTCCAGAAACTGCTCCCTTTGCACCTGGGGCTGCATTAAACAATCCTGGGCTTGAAGCAGCAAGTGCTCTAGCCTGTGATCCTGCATTTGCATATGCTGCTGCTAGTGCATTAACAGATCCTGCCTCAACATTAAATGTATCAATAAGTGTTTTGTGAGACATATGCAAGGCATTTGTTTCTGTAAGATTTTCAATTTCTTGTTGTGTTAAATAATCAAATCCTCCACCAAGTACTGAGTTTGCTCCATTAAGTTTTGCCATGCCACCACGAAGCATTGCAAAGAATTTAATTAAGTTTGCAAGACCATTTGCAAGCAAACCAAATGTCATAAGTGCTACTGGTGCTAAACCACCAACTACACCAATAACAACCGCAATGGCTTTTTTAGTGCCATCACTAAAGTTATTAAATCTTTCTAAAATTTTTCCAAAAAAATTAACAATTGGTGTTAGTGCTTGAAGGAATGCTTTTCCTACTGGAACCAGTTGTTGTTTTAATTGCTCAATAGATTTTTGAAATTTAACTCCAGTTGCATTTTCTACTTTACCCAATTCTCGCTCAGATAAGATTGCTAGTTCTTCAACTGATGCTCCCGCTAAACCAAGTGCTCTTGCTGCTTGAGACGAATCTTTTGTAACATTTTGAAATAGTGTTGACAAACGAGCAAACTGAAACTTACCAAATAGTTGTTCAATTGCACGAGATCTGTCAAGAGGTGCTAGTGTATCTAGTGCTTGTGCAAAACCAATTACCGTATTTTTAAGATCCCCTTGGTTAGCCTCAACAATGCCTTTGATATTTACTCCAAGATTTGCTAAAAAGTCTGATGCTTTTTTAGATGGATTAATTAAAGATGAAAGACCAGACTTAAGTGCGTTAGCACCTTCTGATGCATTAATACCTCCTTCTTTCATTGCTGTAAGGAAAAATGCAAGATCTTCTACGCTTCCACCAAGTTGCTTAACAACTGGTGCAGCCTTTGGAATTGCAATTGTTAAATCTTCAATAGATAAAACAGTTTGGTTTTCTACTGCGTTAAGAAAGTTAATTTTTTGTGCTAGTTGATCTGATGAAAGACCAAAAGCATTTTGCAAAGAAATTGTTGTTTCAAGTGCTTGTTGTTGTTCAACCTGACCAAGCACAGAAAGTTTTGTTGCTGCAATTACTTGTTGGTTTAAGTCATTTCCTGTAAGACCCATTGCTGCTGCTGAAGCAGCCATTTCAACTGTATCTTTTACTGCAATTCCATACTTGGTAAACTCCATTCCAAGTCTTTTAATATCTTCAACAGCCTTATTGGTGTCACCCATACTTGTTGTCATGTCACCATAAACTCTTGTAAACTTGATTGTTGCTTCTTCCATATCACGGAATGTTTTAGTTGCAACAGATCCAAGCATTGTAAGTGGAATTGTCAAACCAACCATTAACTGGCGACCTGCCCACTGTGTATTTTTACCAAAATTTAGAAGTTGGTTTGATCCTTGTTTTATTAACTGATTAAGAAGTTGCTGTCTTTGTGCAGCCATTTGAACTCTAGTGGCATACTCTGTATACCTGCCATTAGCCATCTCAAGGTGCTTTGGAACTACCTTTAAAACTTTTACAAGTTCGCCATTAGCATTAGTTAATTGAATATATTGAGATTGAAGTGATTTAACTCTATCTTTACGAGCACGATTTATAATATCTCTTTCAGCAGTAAAAGCATTATTTAAAACTTTTGTATTTGCTGTTGCTGCAGCAGCGGTGTACCTAAAGTACTCACGCATACTAAGTTGATTTTTTTCAAGTGCTGATGTAAAAGCAGTAGTACTTGTTGCTACTGTTTTTTGTGACGCTACAAATTTACCAGTAGAGTTGATTGCCTGAACTAGTTGATCATTAAGACCCTTTTGAGCATTTGCTGATGCAACATTGCCCTGAGTTAGTGATTGATTGAATCGACTTAAACCAGCCTGTAATTGACGTAAACTAGCAAGTGCCTCTGTGGTATCAAAGACAATGCCAATATTAGCGTTTACATCAGACAATCATTACACCCTCTTTTTTATTTTGACATTTGACCAACGAGTGCTGTTGTATCTGAAAGTGAGAATCCAGATGCTGCATCGATGATCTTATAGACCGTTGGAAGGTCTAGGCTTTCTTCAAGTTTTTCTCTATCTTCTGCAAGATCTGGATAGAATTGCTTAAATGCAATTTGAACGCAATCAAGCAGTAGATCCATTGATTTATCATTGTCTTCCGCTACATCTGTTAGACCAGAAAATTTCTTCATGAATGGTCGTAGTAATGATATCTTTAGCGGTTTTACTTCAAACTCTGTACCGTCAATAAGTCTTAACTTTTGAACAGTATTTTCTGCATTATCAGTCATTTTTCCTCCGTTAGGTTGATAGTTAATTATACCATAGCAGGCATTGTTTTTATCATATTTTTTCCCAAATGGTATTTATCTGTTATTCAAATACGCTTACTTTTAAATACTTTGGCTATTTTTTAATTTTATAATCAAGGATTGAACTCGATCAATATATGCCCTATATAGTGGGTCTGAAAGGTTTTCTCTTTGTTCAACCTCATTAGCATATAAAATTTGAACTAATGACAGATGCTTATCTAAATCTAGGCTCATGGAATTTTCTAGAATGACCCCATCTCTATCATTTAATGAGAAATAATAAACAAGTTCTTCTGCATCCTTACCTATAGAAAAAACAACATCCTCTTTATTTATTGGACTATTTAAACTAAATCTTTCAGTGCCATAGCAAGAATGGTAAAGTCCAGCAAGACATGTTGTTTCTGAAGCATTCATATTTTTTAATATAAAAAAGGTATTGTATAGGTGTCCAAATAGTGAGCCTCTTGAATGAGGAACATCCTTTATTTTATCAAAAAGGTATTTGACTGCAAAAACTTCTTTTTCTGTAAACCTAACCATTTTTTATTTTTCCTATAAGATTAATATTTAATACCATACGGGTAGTAAAATCAATAGGGAATGAAGATGAGTGATATTGATCTCCCTCAAAAAATATCGCCCTACCAGCCTTTGGATTTATCTTTTCTTTTACTGACAATTCCTTAAAACTTTTAACTGGGTATTTTTCATTATAAATAACAGTAGGTCCATCAGAATCATTGATATAGCAAAGTAAAACAAAATGCTTTATGTCTTTGTTATCCTCGCTTATTTTAAAATTTTTATTTGTCCAATCAACATGCGGGGTATTTATTTCATTTTTTATATTTTTACTATTTATCATTAAATTAAATTTCATTCGTAAAATTTCTAAAACTTCTATATTGTTATTTTTTGCAAATTTATTTACTAGCGAAACCAATTCACTATAGAGAGTTTCCTGCTCAAAATCAAACAGTTTTACTACATTGACAAACTGAAATTTTGGCTCTGTTTCAAAATCAGGGAATGAGAAATACTCTGTTTCGTTGGGATTTGTTAGGGTAGATATGTGCCACTCATGATCAAAATAATTGTACTTTAGGACCTCATCTTTTGTTAAAAAGTTATCATCTACTATTAACATTTTTCTCCTTATAAACTTTATTTAAGTATATCATATTGAATGTTATCTTAATCAATTCTTTCATAGTTTAAGCCCATCCCAATTCCAAATCCTGCATTTGCTGCATTTTGTCCCTGAAGAGCAATAATATCATTAGGATCAGATGACTGACCACCACTAAAAACTCTTGCCTTCATCTCTTCCCAGGCATTGGAATTCTTACCTTCATCTAAGTCTACACCTTGCATGGCTGCAAGAAATTTCTTATGAGCATAATCTTCTTCTCTTTTAATATTTAAAATAGATGTTAGTTCTGGCATAGAAAGAGATCTTTCTAATTCATCATAATCTTTCCATATTCCAAGCAGAAAAACCTCAGATTCTAATTGAGCCAAATCTAAATCATCCCATGATGATCCACTATCTACTGCTTGTTTCTTTACTGATTCTTCTGAGTCTTTATCAATTTTAATTCCCGCACAAAAATCAAGCAGTTTGTAAATTGTTTTTAAATCTACGAACTCTTCAAACTTTTCAATACTTGTTGCTATTTCTGGCTTAAACTGTTTCATACATTCCATGGCACAAATAGACAACTCGGTGATAGTTTCATAATCATTTTTAGCATTTTTAACATCTTCAAATTTTTCCATAAGGCGTCTTAAATATTTTATCTTTAATGGAGATATTTCTAACTCTTCACCATTAGTTAAATAAATAAAATTAATCTTATAAATTTCAGTAGCCATATATACAGTATACCAAAAACAAAATTGCCCCGCTCAAATTAATGAGAAGGGCAATAATGTTATTAAGTTGTATTATACTGTTGCTGGAATTGTACGATCTACGATCTTACCATATGATGCATCATCATTTGGAAGAAGGCGGAAAGACACTTCAAACATTGTTGCAGCGTCACGCTTTGCTGATACTGTTACATTTTCAATTGAAAGTGCACGGTATGCAACGTAAATGCGTTCGATTGAAGATCCTGCTGCACAGTCACCTGTACCTGGACCTACTGCTACCAAACCACGCTCAACTGGGCATTCGCCTAGTTCTCCTGCGGAAAGGTTAAGTTCCATAGAACCTGTTGCAAGTCCTGTACCTGTTAGGTCAGACTTGTCTGCGTCCTTTGCTGCTAACGCAACAAGAAGATTTTCGAGAGTTGCCTCTGCAAATGTTGTATTAAGATTTACCTTCATACCCTGCTTGTATAGTTTAGCAACGTCAAGAACCTGATCAACAGCGACTTCACCAAAATCTGGCTGGAACTGTAGTTCCAAACCATTCATTGTGTAACCAACATTGCGGTAGTCTGCATCATTTGTAAGGCTTGCCTTAAATGACTTATTGACTTCGTATGCTGGAAGGTCTGTATCTGTAAGTTGTCCACCTTCATATGTGAAAAGTGCTGCTGCACCCACGATAATGTTAGCGTTCGAACCTCTTGTATAATTTGCCATATTTTTCACCTCTTTCGTGTTATTAAAAAAGGGCTTGTTTCCTCATTGACAAGTATAACAGCCTTTTTAAAGATTATTTAGGCATTAGTTAGATCTGGGGCTTGGCTGTAGTCAAAATCAATAATAATCTTATTACCGCCGTAAGTTCTTGCTGTTCCAAAATCTATAATATCTCTAGTTTCTTGCAACTGATAAACTTTAAATTTATGAAATCTAAAAGCAGGTAGGTTTCCAGCAATAGTGCGACCCTTTTGCCAGTCATTGATTTCTTCTGCAGTCTCATCTTCACGATCCATAAGTCTAAGCACTGTTTCTGTAACAGCAATCATTTTTGGTGTTACTCCTTCTTCTGTTGCATAAAAATAATAAAGCATTTGTTCTGACTTAATGTGAGGGAATGAACTCCTACGCATTCTAATCATTCGATCAAAAGTACATTTTACACCTTTGTATGGGTATCTTTCATCATTTACTACAACCCATGTTTGTGTTAGGTCATCTATTGTATTTGGAGATGGTGGGAAAAATGGAACACCAATTTGAACAGACTCTGTAAGTTTTTCTTGAAGATATGAGTTTATCCATAGCATAGGTGTATTAACTACTGGATCAGCAGACCCCAAACTTATTTGTTCTTCAGTTGTGTATATTGTCATTATGCAACCACCTTAGCATTTGCTACCCAGCGATATCCAACTCTTCTACCAACAGACTTTCCACTTTTTGCTCCACTGCGTAGATTTGTTTTATATACTGATGGATTATTAAAGTATTCTGAAAGACCACTTGATCTTAAAAATGCTTGAGTAAAATAAACTTTAAAAAATGTATCAAATGTATTTTCAAATTTACCCTGTACATTTCCTCCAGGATTTTCTATAGTTACTGGCTTTTTTGTATAAACTACTTCTCCACCAACTTCAAACCTAAGTACATCTGACTTTCTTGGTTCAATTGTTACTGTTATGCCATCTTCCATTATTCTTGCTTTATCATGAAAGGGAACACTAGAACCTTGTTGAATTGTTGTTGATTGTTTAAATTCAGAAGTAAATGAAACACCACGATTATTTATAGAATACTTAATATCAAAAAGTCTTGCTGTTGGGTTTCCTGCGTTATACCATTCATACACATGGTGAAGGGATTGTTCATCTACCCTTGCATTTGAGTCAATGTAAAGGGATGCTTGCTCTGAAACCGCAGATCCAAGATTTTGCAAAAATTCTGTTTTTGCAGCAACAACACCATCAACAAAACCATAAGAGTAGTTAACTATATTGTTAATTTCCTTATTAAACTGTGCAGCATTAAACTTAAGTTGTATCATATATCTACCGCCTGATTTTCAGATCTACGCAGAACTAGTTTATAATGCTCAATATTTCCAAATGGACCAACAAAAGGTTCTTGAGAAGCAACTTCAAATATTGTTGATTTCCCTGCTCTTATTCCAGATGTTTCAATATAAATATTGTTGCAATTTTTATCTTGTATGTTTGTTAAAATTACATTTGTTAGCGAGTTTTGATCATCAAGATTTGAAATTCTTATATCAGTTTTAACCCTTCCTCTAATCAATGTATCCTGTGTAATATTTAAATTAGGAACAATTTCTTCTTTTGCTTTTAATCCAGCAGTTGTAAAATGACAAGCAACAACTTTATTCAAAATCCATTGTTTTTTAATATTTCCATATGCACCTTGATCTACAATTGGATAAAAAACATCCACTTGCATAGGGAACATAAAATCTTTTCCCTCGCACTTCATTAGATCAACCCTGGTTTAGCAATCGTGACAACATACTTATCAAGAATCTTATCAACAATCATATTTCCAGTTCCACTAAATATTGACTTATCAAATTGAATTCTATATTGATCTGAGTTATAAGATGTAACATATCTTGTGTAATAGTCTAATTTTCCACATTTTAAATCTTCAATAAGCAATTTAGTGGCATACTCAACATCGGGCGGTAATGCTCTATATCCAATATCTAATACAAAAGTATAATCCCATCCCTTTGGAAATCCAACTGCTGATGTTCCAAATATATTTGCTAGGTCACCAAAATCTTTTGGATATTGCTGTGTACCTTGTTCTAATCTGTTATATTGTCCATCAATAACTCTTTCTACTGCAGAACTATCAAAAGTAGTTTTGAACTCAAATACATTTGTTTCTGGTGTATCTATGTCATATATTAAAACATTATTTTCATATACTTTTAGTACTCTGTTAATATCTTCCCAAATTGCAAAATAATCTGATCCATCACCATTGCGTTGAACGATATGTTTTGAGTTATAAAAACCATTAACAACAACTGTATCGATTAAAGATCTTGCTACCATCTCTAAAGTTTTATATTCTTCTATTTCCGAAGCAGTAGTTCCAAGTTTATTTGGATCTACATAAGGTCTAACAATATCTAGGTTTTCTTCGTAAAGAGTATGAATATGTTCTGTATCATAAAATTTAATTAAAAACTTACGGTCATACTGGACCTGGGCCAAAGGTATTTCATAAACTAACTTTCCATTGGCATCTGAAAAAAGATTAGTTTCAGTTACTGAGTGATCCACCAAATCCTCAACATAAACAATATACTCATAGTTAGGTATGGGTAATGTCCATGTTGTTGATAAAGGATATGGCGGAACTCTCAGAACTTCCATTAATTATGCACCAAATTCCGATTTAACTTGTTCTGGTGTAACTAGTGTAATGTGGTCACGAGTAAGCCATTGGTCTGCTTCTTTTTGAGAAACAATATTGATTCCTGTTGAAACCTTTCCAACGCCAACCCAAGAAACATTTTTGGTTGATCTAATAGCAATTGTCTTATCATCTTTTGCAACTTTTGCAGCCTTTGGTGCTGACTCTGTGCGTGGTTCACGCTTTGCAGTTGTTGCACCGATTGCTCCATTTGCTACGCTTCCAACAGCCTGGACTGTATCTGATCCAGGATATGATGGTCTTGAGATTACTACTGGTTCTTCTGCTTTTACTTCTTCCTGAGCAAGTGCAATAGGTGATTCTTCAACAACTGGTGTATCTACAACTGGTGCTTCTACAACTGCTGGTGCTTCTACAACTACATCTTCTACAGGGTTATTATCTAAATTTTCCATTATTTCCTCCTAAATAGTATTATATCATTATAAGTGATAAGGGGAGCAGGAGCGTTAACTCCTACTCCCCCTAAATTGTACTGTTTACAGATTATGCATCTGCTGCAGCGTCAGCCCATGCGATTGCATCTTGTTCTTCCCATTGAATTCCGAAGCGAACGAAGACTGTGTATTCTACAGTATCCTTCTTTGGCTTGTATTCACGGTTAACAGTGATATCACGCTGGAATCCCCATACACGGTTCTGTGGGAATGTCAAGTCGACATATCCTGCAGGGTAGTAAGGAACTTCCTGTACATCGATTCCGAGTACACGAGTTGTACGTGCCTGTCCGAATGTCTGTGCGTTTCCATCAAGATATGCTTGACGCATTTGTGCAGTACCAGCACCACCTGCATGTGATCCAAATGCTTCTGCGATTGCATCAGCAAGTGTACCGTTATTCTTTACGATACCCTGGAAAACATCTGTACCTGCGTAGAACTTAAGATTGTTCTTAAGTGCACGGTACTTACGTGGCATTGCCAAGATGATGTTCTGCATAACTTCTGGAGTCCATCCGCCATTTGTAACTGTTACAACTGACTCGTGTGCGTCTCCGCCTGTCTTTACACGGTTTACGAAACCGTTCATGATAGATGTAAATGCATCTCCTGAACCTGTACCATTAATAGCAAGGTCTTCGATGTCATTACCAAATGCGTTTGTCATAAGACGAACGATGTGATCTTCAAGTGCTGCACCTTCGATGTTATCTTCTAGTGCTTCTGCAGTTACTTCCCAGTCAAGACGAATCTTCTTTGTAGTCAATTCAACCTTTGAGAAAGTTGCTCCTGCGTTTGTGTATTCTCCGAGTGCTTGTGTAGCAGAACGGATTACACGCTCTCCGACGTTTACCTTTTCGAGTTCCATTGTATTGGCTCTCATAGTAACACGACGGCCATCTTGGGCGAGAATGGTAGCATCCCACACGTAGTCAATAAAACGACGTGCTTGTTCTGGACGTAGGATACCTGATCCAGCCTCACCTGAAGGATTTACTGCGTTTGGACCACTTACTGAACCAAGTGTTGCTTCTGGGATATTTCCTAGAACTCCACCTGTTGCGTAGTTGCCTGGTGTGTATGGATGTGATTCATTACCTGATGCAAATGCTCCTTGACCCTGATAGAGTCCTGGAATATTTCCACCGATGTGTTCTCCACCTGCAGCACCTGGCTGGTTTTTTTCTATATTTTGTTCCGACATATTGTCACCTCCTGTGATTTTTTCTAATTTAATAGATCGGCTGTTTTGAGGAAACTACCGCCCCATAGGGATTTTTCAACCGTTTCAGGTTGATTCTGTACTATCTCGCCGAGATCGCCAGACTTTCGGAAAGCAGTGTCTTGCTCTACAAGTTCCACACGCTTACCAAATTCATTAAATACACTTGTTGCTGATGCAATATCTTTTGCAACTGCTTCAAATGATTGCTTTGCTGTTTCAACATCAACCTTGGTAGACTTTAAAAGTTCTACTTCTGATTGAAGTGATTTGACAACATCTAATAGATCGCTAAAGGCTTTTTCAAGACTGTCATTTGTTTCTGTAACTGCATCTGCAACTACATCATCTGACTTAGGAGCCATTGGCTTCTTCTTGTCTTCTTCTGCTTCAACATCAGTTGATTCAGTTCCTTCATGAGCAGCAGATTCTTCATCAGCAGTTGGCTTTGCAGCCTTCTCTGTTTCTGTGTCAGACTTCATGTTGCACTTGCATGCATCCATAGCCTTGCCACAATCTGGACATGTTGCTGCATCTGCCTTTGAATCGCACTTGCATGCATCCATAGACTTTCCGCAATCTGGACATGTTGAAGCCTTTGTGACTTCATCTTCTGCTACTGGAGCGACCTTAACTGTTTCAATTTCTGCATCAGACTTTTCAATAATTTCTGATACTGGTTTTGTTACTTTTGCCATAAGGTTTTCCTCCTTGTTCATCTTAGAAGTATTAATGCCTTTAGCACTATCAACTAAGAATTTTATCATGTTTGTTTTTTCATTATCCGCTTTTTCAACAAAACCTATATTAGCCATTGGCTCACCTGTTGTTGGACTTAACTCTTGTTCATTTTCTGAAACCATAACAATGCCTGAATCTTTATCGTAGAAAACATTTTCTAAAACTGTTTCATCAACCTTTACAATACTTACTCCATCAACCTTTTCAACAGATACAATATTTGCAAATTGATTTGCTGGGGAATCTACAAGACTCAACTCAACCAAATCATATTGCTTAATAATTCTAATTGCCTTATCTGACTTCTCATCATAGCCATCATCCCACTTATTCATTCTTCCGCCGATTGAAAAACCAGCAAGTGTTCCATCAAGAACTTTTTCCCAAGTATCTTGTGCACCCTTTGAAACATATGCAGAAACAAAAACACCATTATAGAATTTTTTAGATTCTGGATCAAAATACTTATCTGCTTTAAAAGATACCATTTTGCCTACTGCCAATGGTTGATGCATTTCTCTAATGTTCCCACGGAATCTAGCAAATGCATCCATTGATGCTTCTGCTGTTACAATATCATCTTGCTTGTCAATATTATCAAGTGAGGCAAAGCCTGAGACTATACGTCTTTCTTTGTCGACTTTTGCAAATGGAAGAGAAAGGCGAAGACTTTCACCCTCAGTATTCCAATGGGCTTTTGATATGGTCATGGTCATTATATTATATACCCCTTTTTACAGAAGTATCACTATTCGGACATTTCGGCAATGCTATCAATTTCATCAAATTTTCTACCCTCACCCTTTGGATTTCTTCCAGCAATCGTTGCTGATCCATCAGATTGGTTATTAGTTCTTTGACTATCTCTTGACCTTGTTGTAGTTGCATCTGCTACTTGTTGTGATGTGAGGTCTAATGGCTGATCTCCGCCATCACGCTGTGGCATACGCAAAATAGTTCTTGCTTCGTTTGGAAGCATAATTTGATTCTTGACATATCTTTCAAGAATTTGTGACTGTGCAATCTCATCTGTTAGAGTTAATTCGTTAAACTTAAATTGAAGAATATCTGTTTTTTCACGAATGATCTTATTGATTGGTTTTTCAAGTTCTCTTTGTGCTGGTCTTGCAACCTGCTCCTTAAATGTTCTATCTTGAGCAAGGGCTGCTGCTGTGGCAGAAGAATCCGATCCACCAAGTTTTGAAAGTGGCACTTGATGAGCAACCAAAATATCATCACGATTTTGTTTACGATATTTTTCAAATGAACCTTCTTGAACACCATTTTCAATTGGCTCCATCTTAAACTCAACTTTGTTTGTATCTGAATCTCCTGGGAGTGGTATATAAAGAGTTCTATGATTTTGACCCTTCATTCCAGTCTGTAAGAATCTAAACATTTTATCTTCTGCTTCTCCAGAAAGTTTTGCACCCTTAAGTGTTACAACATATCGTGGAACTGCTTTATTACTAAAGTAGTCAATGTTGTATTGTGATGCAAGCATGTCTCCTTGAAGAGATGTAACTGCAGAGATAATATCTGGAACACCATAGAAAGTATTTATTGGAGAATATGCTTTAAAATGAATAATCTCATTTGGTCTTGGATCTGTTCCAAGTGGATTTGGGTTTGTTGCTCCAAAGTTACGGAAATAAACAACCTTGTTTGCAATAACTTGGACAAATCCATCACGCAATCTTCTTGCTCTCATCGTTACTGATGGAATATGACCAATGTATCCAATTTCACCCTTTACTGTACGTCCAACCTCAATGTACCCGTTTCCAGTTGCTTGAACATCTGTATAAACTTTTTCCATTGTAGTGGTAAAAGAATCTTCACTATTTAAACTTTCTAGCCAATCTGTTAATTCTATTTTTGCTCTTTCAATTCTTTTTCTAGCACGACCAACTGCTTCTGAATCTGAAGAAGATTCTAACTTAAGCATTGTTCTTGAAGATACCTCAAAGTCATAACCAAGCCCAACAATATTCTCTACTTTTGCATCAATTGCAGCATGGTTTGCAAATGAAGTATCATAGTAACTTGCAAGTTCATATAAATTCCATGGTGGTGTAATTACATCAAACAAGCCATAGCCATTTCTGTAAACAAGACCTGGATTAATTTCTTTTGATCTTGCTCCATCAAGCCCTGTACTTTCTGCTCTAGAACTATCAATGTACTGCTGTGAAGCATCTACCTTAGATAGTCTTCCAGCACGACGCTTAAAATTATTGTCTAATCCAGATAAAGTTTTTAACTCATCCCAGGTTTTATTAAATGGATCTTGCTCTTTAAAAACATCTAACTCTTGTGCAAAGTTATCCATAGATGCACGAACAATGTATTCATTTTCTTCTGACATTAGTCATCACTCCCGTATTTTGCAATAGTATCTTTTGCTGCTTGAACTGCACCAAGATCGTTCATAGATGGGATTAATCCTTCTGCCATTCTTTGCTTTTGTTCTGAATATTCTTCTTCTGAAATTCTAGTTAACCCTGGAACGAATACACATTCTCCATCCCCTTCATCCCCGTAATGTTTTGCTGCTTTTTTTAATTCAGAGATTTTGGTTATATCGCCTTTCATTGACGGAATATTTAAAACAGATCCAGTACCATCTGTAAACCACTTACCATTAGCCTTTTTATAAACATATAGGCCCCAGTCATAGTGTTTTTCAATAATTTTTGCACGAGATTCACCAACTTGCCCCTTCATCTTGGGCAATGCCTTACGCTTTTTATTTGGATTTTCTATGTTCATAACCACAAGTATACCATATTATACTGGATCTGATACCTGAGACTGCCACACAATGTCTGTATAAAGTTCATATTGATATGAGTTTAGCCTAAATTTTCTTGTATCGTCTACGATTATTTTATTTGTGCCAACATAACTTTTATACACATCAGAAGGGTCTACTCCATAGTAAGATTTAGTAGATAAAACTAATACCCCATTCCAAACATATGCTGAGTTCCAATAATTCCATTCTAGTTCTAAAGGTCCAAGATATTTTACTTTAAACCAAGGTCTTTCTGTAATATTTTGAACCTCTTGCAAGTTTGTAGATTTATAGTGAGAAACAAGATTCACAAGAAGTGGACCATTAATCTTAATTGATCCAACATAGTTATCAAAATTTATAATACTTGAGAATGATACACCAAGCATTCCCCATTCTCTAATTGTTATGTTTGGTTCTTTTACAAGATTGCCATTCCAATAAAATCCAATACCGTTTTCAACTTGACCAGTTCTTGCATTAATCGCATAAATTTTTGCTCTTTTACCATCTGGATGATTTGCCACCATGTAAAACTTTATGAGATCATTTTTACTTTCAACCTCAAAAATTTGTGTTGGAGCATATGGGAAAAAATCTTGATCATACCTGATTGCTGCTTGCATAGCCATAACTTTATAGTTAGAAGATTTATTTGGATTAACTGGAATTGAAAGTCCACGATTTACCAATGGATCATATGAACCCTTTACTTGTATTCCAGAGTTTTTAGTAAGGTAAAGATATGGAGAACTGCCTTTATAAATTGTATATGGGTTTGGTTTCTTGTAATCATAGTAAATGCCAGTTTTTGTGTATGGGTAAATTTGAACACCAAATCTGCTTCCAATTGGATTTGGAGCAACATCATTATATGCTTGTGATGCTAACTGTAAACTCTTAACCCTAACTGGATTATTTAAAATTCCACTAACTTTAAAATTTAGGTGAACAACTACTGCAAGATCATTAAAATTAGTTCCTCTTGGTGGATACAATAGCATTCCATCAACTACTTCATACTTAGTATTTATAAAATTATCATATATAGGATTTTTATCATTATCATAACCCAAGATATATGTTCCTGGCTCAACAATTCCATTTTGCAGTGGTGCTTCTATATTTGTAAAATAAGAGTCTTTAGCATTTGCTCCAGTTGAAACATATTGAAAACTTACATAAGATTTTACTAATGATTTTGAAGTATCATACTTGTATGTTTTTGAAGATCTATTTTTTAAATCTGAATAATCTATATAACCAGTAAAAAGATGATTGTCAAGAGATTCGTAAGTTCTCTGAATTGGATTCTGATATTCAGAATTAAGTTCATCATATGTCCAAGAACCAACCTGAGACTCTTCTACAAACTTTGATGGTGCTGGATAATTTATATTAAACTGTACAAAATCTAAATCATAGTAAGACTCATTTTTTGCATCTGTAACATATTTTGCAAAATACGATAAAGGAATATGGTCCTCCCAATATCCATCTACATCTATGTCTAAAGCAAATGTATCAAAATAACTAGTTGGACTTAATGTATAACTTGCTATATGCTCAATTAATTTTTGTGTTGGATAAGAACTAATATTACCACCATCTAAAATATAATCCCAAAAATATGAACTTGCACCAATATACTTACCAGCATCATAATCAATATACTGATTGTAAGTATTAAATACATTTTCAAAATTAGTTGGTGTTCCAAAATCATTAAAGCACTCAGAAATAAAAGAATAGTTTCTTTCAGTTGCAAAACCAATTTTGTAAATATTTCCTAAAAACATTTTAGACAAGGTTGTATCTCCACCAACATATAACTTAAGTCCTGATCTATTTCCAAAAAAACTAGCAACATCTTGACCATAGTGTGAGCAAAAAGTATTAATATCAATACCAGAAACAAACTCTTCGCCAATTTCAACTGGAACTGTTTCATATATAAATATTTCACCAGATGCCTTTATAATTTTATATTCTAACTCTAAAGTCTTTTGAAGTTCAATAACAAAAGAATTTCCAGTAATCTGATCATCAACCTTAAATAATATTTGCCGTGATGCTGGGATAGATAAAACTTTAAACACTCCATAAAAAGATCTGATTGGGGTATTTGTAACATCTAAACTATCAAATAATAAATATCCACTTGTATGATTCCATGAAGCATTTGGTTTTAATCTAAATAACATGTCTGATTCATTTTGTATATTTTTACATGCTAAATACCACTCTTCATTTGTTTTATTATTAAAAAATATTGTTGGAAGTTTGTATTCTGGCAAAGATAATGTATTGTTTGATGCAACTAGATTATCAATAGATGCTTGAGACCAACGACCAATATCTGGATACGAGTAATTGTTTGAATAATTTGAAAATGGATAATCAATAAAAAGAGATGTTCCACTATATGATGCATTAATATTTTCTGGAACTTCAACACCCTGACCATAAACAAATCTTCTTTTTGCAACAATTGCTGGAACCTGATAAGGATAAATTGCAACACAATCTACTTCAACAGGAGATACATCTTCATAAGCATAGAATCCAATCCAGTCTTGGTCTTTGCCCTCGGAATTATATTTATCTGGCAAACTAAGTTCTGTAGTTATTAGATTTAATGAAATTACCTGCTCTCCATTAATAAGAAGATTGGCCGAATTATTTGTTAATCTAACATGAATAATCATTGGTCTTACCCATTCACCAATATAGTGAGATCCATAATGATTATCAATTTTTAAAATTATAAAAGGTCCATCTACATAAATTCCATCAGAAGATGAAATTGGACCGCATATTCTTTTCTTTAGATTTGTATCAGAATTAATCCTAAGCCACATTTCTAATGTTTGCTCTTTAAACTTACCGCTTTCATTTAAAAATCCATTTCCAGGAATTATTAAAGATGGAAGTCCTGAATTTTCTTTTAGTATTGTTGTACTTGTAGAACCATAAACTAAAGGAATTCCAGAATTTTTTGCAACAAGTGCATTATCAGAAATCATGTAATATCCATGAGAATCTGACAACCCATAAGACTTTGCTTCAATTCCATATGATTCATCAATTGCTACATCTGATGAAACTAATACTTTTTGTGTTCCTAAAGATGTTGAGTTAAACTCTTCTGACCACTGACCAAGAGTTACACCATTAACAAGAAATTGATAATCATTTTCAGACTGAGCACCACTAATATATTTAACTTTTAATACAATTCTAAATGTAGTATTTTTATCTGGAATTTCAAAAGTTTCTGAAACAAAAATCCATTTTCCGTAAATGGATGTATTATAATTTTTTAAATTTTGAATTATTTCACCACTTAGTGGATCATAATACTCATAACCTATTTCAATTCCAGCAATATAAGAACTTATAGAATTTATATATGCTCCAATTGAAAAAGTAGACATGTATGAATTTAAAGTAGTAAAATTACTTAAGTTATCACTTATACAAACAACTTCTCCAAAGTCTTCTGTGGTTAGTTCTCCAGTAAGTTTAGTTACAGAACTATCAATAAATGGCTCATCATATACAGAATTAAACTCTTCTGATATTCCGCCTGATATTGACCAATTAAAAACAGATCTTTTTTCTTCATTAATCAAAGAAATATAATCTGCTTTATCATCTAATGCCCACAAAACTGTTGGGTGTTCTGCAAACACCTTTTCTGCGTATAGGTTAGATGGACTAGACATTATAAGTCTATTTTATCATACTATGCGGGTAAACCAGCGAGGTGTTGTATACCTAATTCCATCTTGAATCTCTTTAACCCCATGAACAAAGTTTGGATTATCTGGAAAACATAGAAGATCTCCTGGTTCTGGTTTATAAGATATACCATATTTTGGAAAATATATTTCTCCACCAATGTAGTCATCATTTAAATAGATTAAAGTTGCAATATCATTTGGTCTATTTGAATCATAGTGTTCATGCATTCCAGATCCTGGTAAAAATTTTGCAATATGTGTTTTTGTTTCTATAAAATCTTCAAAATTATCTCCATATTGTTCTTTAACAAAGTCATAAACTCTTTTTGCGTATTCCTGCATAATCTTTAGTAGTTCTGGATCATTTTGTTCAATTCCATGATATGTATGAACTGTAAACTCTTGCTCAGTATTTCCAAAGTCATCAAACAAAAGAGTGTAGTCTTTTGAATAATCAGAAATCATATTGGCAATTTCTTTTGGCATAAAGCCTTTTACATAAATAATTTGATCTATATATTCTTGCATTTAATTTACCTTTATTTCACAATAGTCAGTTGTACAGTATGCTTCACCTTGAGCCTCAAGATTATCTACCCCGTCATAAATTGCACTAAAGTCAATATGCTTCAACTTACCAATATATGACTCATACTGCTCTTCAGTAATTTGAGTGTATGGCTGTTGAGGATAAACAGTGTTTCCCATTGGAAGGAATGATACTGCTTTTAGTTGTCCTTCGTACATGTGTAGTGCTGGCACAACATGCTTTGACTCTGTTTCCTTATCAAATGAAAGTGTTACAGAAACACCATTATCAGACCAGTACTTTTGAGCAGTTGCAGCAAGAGCAATTTTTTCAAATAAGGTTACATCTTTTTCAGATCGTGGATGACCTGACTTAATTGGGAAGTAGACCACTGATGTATTTGCTGATACTACATCGTCTTCAATTGTGTACCCTGCTGCTTTGAACAAGTGCATCATTGGATCTGTATTTCCAAATCTAACTGCACGAAGGAAGAAGTTTCCTCCAGGTCCCCAGTGAACTCCAGGAGTTGCACCAGAAAGAATTGAAACTGATCCTGATGGCTTAACTGTTGTTACACGAATTGATTCACGAACACAGAGCCATTCTGAATACTGATGGTCATAGTGACGGATCTTGTTGTATCCTTCATCCATCCACTCACGAACAATTGGCAAACCCTTTTGATCTGCAAATGATGCAATGCCTGTTAGAGATGTACCAATACGACGATTGCGTTGCATAATACCGTTTGTTTGTGGCCAGTGTGTTGGAACAAGCGTTACAGTCTTTCCGTAAAGGTATGCAAACTTTAGGGTACGCAGGAAGTCCTCCTTAGATTCATGACGATTTAAGTGCACTTCTACAAGTGTGCATAATTCGTATGATTCCAATGGCTGCTCCGCACATGGGTTAAATCCCATCACACGATAATCTTTACCGTCTGGCGTATCCTTTAGTCTTCCATAATTACGAGCAACATCAAGCCAGATAAAACCTGGCTCTCCATTTTCTGTAATTAAGTCTACATAGTCTTCATACTTTGTTCCTACTTCTGCTGAAATAGAATTATTTGACATCCAAGCCCAGCCTGGATTTTCTGGATCAAATGAGTTACGCTCTGGGAATAGTTCTGAATTCTTTAGATTCATAAATGTTTCGTCCCCTGCATTACCCAAAGCAAGTGTTGCTGATCTACGAACATTGCCTGATACCACACAGGTACCAATGAGGTTTACAATATCTACGATAGCACGAGAGTCTAGTGTTTCTCCGCCTCTGGAGCCGATTACACGGTCTATCTGATCGTGCAACTTGATAAGAGGTGCAGGTCCTGATGCAACCCCGCCAAAGCCTTTAATTGGTGCTCCAAGAGGTCTGATCAAATCATAGTTAAACTTCTGAATGCTTTGGTTTGCTCTAAGATATGAGTTGATTAGAAGTCTGACTGACTCTACCCATCCTTCACGAGTGTCTGGGATTTCAAAGATCTGTTCTGGTTCTGTTGGAGCATAGATTGAGAAATTCTTATCCTGTCCCACTGTATCAAATCCTACACCAATGCCAAGCATTAATGCATCCATAACCCAAGCAAACAAGGCTCCTGGATCATTCTTGTCAAGGTCTTTTGTAGAAACCATTGCACAGTTTTGTAGTGCTGCAGAGTTCTTCTTCTCCATAGTCATAGGAGTTCCAAATGCCCACATGCCTCGTCCTGGTGGTGTCCACTTTAACTCAAACATTCTTTGGAACGCTTCTTGTGCTGACTTCTGAGCCTTATAGTCATTCCATGGTAAACGGTTTTCTTTAGCATGATTCTTCTGAACTGAATACATACCTTCGATTACACGACGACAAACTTCATGCCATCTTTCTTTAGTTCCATCTTCCTTCATGCGAGAATATGTACGAATAAAAGTAATTTCTCCAAGTGAATTTTCTGCTGCATCTTTAAAACCAAATGGACTTTCTGTATTCTTGTACTTTTCTACAAAATCTTCTGGAAGTCTAAAACTAAAAAAATCGGTCATGTGTATCGTCCTTTCAAAAACGGAATAGTGTTAAGTATAGCAGAGTTTTTAAAAAAGCAAAACTCTACCCTAAAGTTTATGTTTATAGATAGTTCTTTTTTTGCCAAAACTTTTTCTTGTATCCAGAATTAAAGACACTTCTAATTATACTTCTTTGTTTATTAATTACCTCAAGTTCTTTTTCATCTCTGATTACTTCAGAAGTAAAATTAGTTCTTTGAAACGGTATTACTTGAACAAGTGGATCTCCCTGCTTTATAAAACCTTTAAAATCTTTTTTTACTAAAAATGAAAACAAGCCATCAGAACTATATGTATCTGTATCAATTATTGCAGATACAGCAGTTAAACCAATGTTTTCATGATGTTGTGGAGGTATAAATAAACTACTATATCCTGGTTGTGTTTTTACTAACCAAACCATATTGATCCTAAATATGTGTTCAATATGCGTATCTTTATCAATCGGATAACCAGCAACTTGTTTCATATCATGCATACCAGTCATAGGTGTTGAAACATATTGTCTCATTGCTTGAGGTACATCAAAAATTTGTTTTCCCTCTGTTGTATCTATATATATGTCAAATGGTGCTTTTAGTATATACCCGCTTGTTAAAATATCCAAAAATGCCATACATCTTTTTACAGTTATTTTTTGTGAACCAAAAGATGGAGTGCTATCATTATTATAAAATCCTGGAATTTTTTTAAACCATTCTGGCAAAAGTTTTGAAGATGGCTCTGGCTCTGGGAAAGTATCAACTACATTAGGATAAAGAGTTATAAATCTAACTAAAGATTCTTCAGGTTTCATATTTTAAGTATACCATAGACAATAACTTATAGCAATTTTTATTAATATGTTATAACAATTTAAATTTTAAGTTTAATTTGTAATAAAATATTAATAATAAATTGTTAAGGTTAGTCGTTACGACCTGGATAGAATGGTGAGAACCCAAACACACCAAATGGTGAGAACCCAAATACACCAAATGGTGAGAATGGTGAGAACCCAAATACACCAAATGGTGAGAATGGTGAGAACCCAAATACACCAAATGGTGAGAATCCGAATACTGAAAATGGTGCAAACGAGAATACTGTTGTAACTGTTGGAGAATAACCAGAGTATGCAGAGTTTCCATTTGCGTTAGTTGCATAAACACGATATGCCTGTGCAGTACCCTGTTCTTGAGAAATATTTACAGATGTTGCTCCAGTGTCTCCTGATTTACCATCATTTGACTCCCAGTGATAATTTGTAATTGAAGATCCACCATTTGCTGGAGCAGACCAAGAAATTGAGTCTGTTCCTGCTGAGGGTGAAGATGCACTAGGTGCACCAGGAGTTGCTGGAACAGTTGTTGCAGTTATGCTGTTAGATGCAGCAGATGCATCAGATGTTCCATAACTATTAGTAGCAGTAACCTTAAATGTATAGGATACGCTAGATGCCAAACCAGTTACTGAAATAGGAGATGCAGAACCAGTTGCAGTTTTTGATGCATCTTCAACAGCAGTTACTGTAAATGATGTTGCTGCATTTCTTGAATCTGCTGTAAATGTTACATCTGCTCGTCCATCATTGTATGCACGACCTGAAGGAACATTTGTTGCTGTTCCAATTGTTGGTGAATATGGTGCCAAGAAGTCATTTGCTCCCTGGCTCATTCTGCCTGCTTGTTTTGACATAGTTAATCTCCCTTAATTCGTATTATGCTGATAGGTCTCCGAAGACCAACCATCCACCTGAAATCTTCATTGCTGTTACAACTGAGTATGTTGTTCTGAACTTGAGTCCAGGTGTTCCAACTACGCTGTTTGTTGAAGCAAATGATGCTCCTGTACCTGATGCCTGGTAGAAGTCAATTGACTGCCCAGTTGAATATCCAGTTGCAGGAAGTGTTATTTGTACTGCTCCAGTTAGTGGAACAAACTTATCTGCTTCTCCTGCTGCAAGTGTTGCTGATGATGAAATTGCTGTTGCAATTGTTGTGATAGATGGTACGCCAACCTTTGTTTGTGTACCGTCTGAGAATGTTACACCTGCTGATGCTGTGATGGCACCAGAGAATGTTGGGGCATCTGCAACAGCAATTGTTGAACCAGTCTTTGTGATGTTTGTACCAGCAGTTACTGCTTCAGAAGCATTGAACTGTGTGTAGTTAACATTTGTAGTTCCAACTGTAATTGTTCCTGTTGTAGTAAGAATAAATCCCTTAGAACCATTTGTTGTTCCAGAAGTTACAAAACAGAAATCTCCTGTTGCAAGTTCTCCTGATGGATTGTTATCAGCATCTGTAGCACGAGTTAATACCCATGCTGCTGAACCTGATCCAATCGTAGTTAGTGTGTAAATACCATTTTGTGTTGCAGTTGTTTGATCTTTAACAAGAATTCTATCTCCAACTGACCATGATGAAACTCCATCAAGTGTAGTAAATGTACGGTTGGTATCAGCAGTAAGTGTTGCACCAAAACCATTTGTACCATTGCTATAGTTAGCAGATAGATTTGTTGTAGTTGTTGCCTTTACTGCTTGATGGAAGTTAATTCCAGCAGCAATTCCATCAACATACAACTTAGTTGCTGCGTGAAGATCTGATGTAGGTGCACCTGAAAGTGTAAGTGCTCCTGTCATTGTTCCGCCAGCAAGTGCTAACTTAGCATTAAGTGCTGTCTGTGTAGCAGTTGAGACTGGCTTATTAGCATCTGAAGTATTATCAACATTTGCAAGGCCTACTGAAGACTTTGTAAGTGCTGCTACTGCAGTTGAAACTTTTGTATCTGCTGCTGTTCCTGCTGCTGCGATAGCCTCAGATTTAGCAGTAGCAACTGTTGTTGCTGTTGCAAGAACTGAAGTATCTGAAATTCCGTGTACATTTGTTGTTGTTGAATTGTGTGTTGATGCTGCTGTAGTTCCTGCTGAAGTAGCATAAGTCTTTGTAGCAAGATCTGCTGTATTTGAAATTCCGTGAACATTTGTTGTTCCTGAATTATGAGTTGAAACTGCAGTATCTGCATAAGTCTTTGTAGCAAGTGCTTGTGTATCTGTGATTCCATGAACACCTGTTGTTGCAGAACTGTGAGTTGAAACTGCGGTATTAGCATAATCTTTTGTAGCAAGATCTGCAAAATTTGAAATACCATGAATATTTGTTGTGTCTGTAGCATGATCAGCCAAAACAGTATCTACAAACAACTTAGTTGCTGCATCATTATCTGCTGTTGGTTGTGCAAGATTAACAATCTTAAAGGTACTTGCATTAAGATTTGACTCAATATATGGATTAAGTTTGTTCATTTTCTTATTGAGTTCAGTTGTCATTGCTGCATAAAATGTTTGATCATTATTAATTGCTGCTGCGATCTCATTAAGAGTATTAAGTGCTGCTGGAGCACCTGCTACTAATGCATCTACCGCATTAGAAACGGCAGTTGAAATTTTTGTTTCAATTGCTGCTGTATCAAAGTCTGTTGAATCTGTAAAATAAGAAAGAGCAGACCAAGTGCTTGTTCCATCGCCCATTTTAAACTTTCCAGTGTTGGTTTCAAAACCAATTTCACCAGCAGCAAGTACTGGGTTTGCTGTTGTCCATTGAGAGGATGTTCCTCTTCTTTGTTGCATTCTTGTTGACATAATTAGTTCTCCTCTGTACGGGCTGCGTACTCTTTATTATTTAAATTTTTCATTAGTTAACTCCCCCGCCATCAAGGACAAGATTTAGTGAACCAATATTGTTTAATACAGACTTTACAAAAGCAGTTGTTGCTATTTGTGTAGAATCTGTTGAATAAGATACTGTTGGTGCTGTTGGTGTACCAGTTAGTGCTGGTGAAGCAAGCGGTGCCTTAGCATCTAATGCTGTTTGTGTTGCAGTTGATACTGGCTTTGCAGAGTCTGCTGTATTATCTACAGAACCTAGTCCTACCATTGATTTTGTAATTCCTGAAACAGTTCCAGTAAATGTAGGTGAAGCAAGTGGTGCCTTAAGTGCTACATTTGAAATTGTTTCGTATGTTGATGCTGCAGTTGCAGAAGCAAGTTTGGCATCAAGTGCTGTCTGAGTTGCTGTAGAGACTGGCTTTGCTGAATCTGCTGTATTATCAACCGATCCAAGTCCTACCATTGACTTTGTTACGCCAGATACTGTTCCTGTAAATGTAGGTGATGCTAAAGGAGCCTTGGCTGCAAGGCTTGTTGTCATTGTTGTAACAAAGTTTGCATCGTCTCCAATTGCTGCTGCTAATTCATTGAGGGTATTGAGTAAATCTGGAGCACCATCGATTATGTCATTAAGTGCTGCTGCAGCATCTGCAGTAAAGTAAATAAGATCTGCCCAGCGATTAATTCCATCACCAATTTTAAATTTGTTTGTATCAATTTCAACACCAATTTCGGCTGCTGAAAGAATTGGGTTTGCTGCAGTCCATTGTGCTGCAGTACCTCTACGCTGTTGTTGTCTTACTGCCATTTACTTCCTCCTCATGGGGGTTGCCCATATGTATCTTATTATAACATCAATTTATTAATTGAAATTATCTACTGCTAATCCACCATCTATTGTAGATGTGAAAAATGTGTCTGATGCGTTACCAGAATCTGTATTTGATGTCATTGGGCTATCTGGAAAACCAGATTCAACAAACATACTTACAATAAGTCCTGTTCCATCAATTGCTGTATCGTGAATGTGTTGTGGGATATTGTGTGTATCATCAAGAGTTGCTTGTGTGTACCAAGATCCATTGTAATAAAAGTTAACTCTATTTGTTAAAGTATCTAACCATTGTGTACCATTGGTTGGTGAAGATGGAGCAGTGTCGCCTACAGCCATTGATCTTGAATCAACATATTCTTTAGTTGCTGCATGTGCATTGAGAGTTGGGACTCCTACTGTTACTGCATCTCCAAATGTACCGCCGTTTGCTACGACTAATCCATTTTTGACTTTGAAGTCTTTATCAACTGTTGCCATTTATTTCTCCCCTGTACCACATTTTTTGTGGGGGATTTTGAAAGGATCCCCCAAACCTTTAATTAATTACTTAAGTAGTGTTCCCATAACAGTAACTATTGAGTTATTGTTAATTGTTGTTACCTGAAGTTGTACATCATTTCCTGCAATACCTGCTGAAACTGATGATGCTGAACCATTTGTTCCAACAATTCCATATTCAGTAATTGCAATGTTGTCAGAAGAATCAAGTGTAACAAGTACCTTTGAAATTTCTGTATGTGATCCGTATGCTACCTTTACAAGGAACTCTGCTGAACGATAGTCAGCCTTAGCCCATGCATACCCTGTTGCAATTCCTGCAACTGGTACTGATGTTGTTGCTGCAACTTGCTTTGCAACTGAGTTTAACTCAACTGCTGTGAAGTTTGGAACAACCGCTTCAATAGCATCTACTGCTCTTTGTGATGTAAAGTAAAGGTTTGAACCTTCTGCAAGGTCAGATGTTGTAGAATCTGCTACACCATTTTCTGCGGTAATAGTAAGTCCTGAACCTGAACCTGTGATTGTGATATTTGTAAGAGTTGCACCAGTCAAAAGATCTGCTGCTGATGTCTTAGCACGACCATCTGTGAAGTACTGATTTGAGCCTTCTTCAATATCAGATGTTGAAAGTGCATTAATTGCATT